TTTTCTAAAAGAAAAAGACCAAGTACGTGAACAGGAACTGCAAAGACAATATCAAGCTCAAATGCAACAGCAACAAGCACAGATGGTACAGCAACAGGCTATGAGCCATGCTGTAAATAACTTCGGATGGGATCAGAATAAAGCTATGGAGTTTGTACGGTGGTCGCAGAGTCCTGAAAATCTTACATTAGATAATTTAGCCAAGTTGTTTGAATTAAGGACGAACCCTAATCCAGTAGTTAAGCAAAAAACAGAAGAGATGCAGAATCAGGCAAATCGTTTAAATGTGCCTAAAACAACTGCAGTTCAAACTGGTCAGGCAGAACAGCCTAGAACAGATGAACAACTTTTTAGTGATGCTTTACTGGGCAGGTAAGTCGTAAAGTAAACTAGAATAATAGGAGTTAGAAATGGCAGCTACAGAAAAACATATTCTTAGCGGAACAGCTTCTGGTGTACTTTATACGGATAGACGGAATTTTTACGTAGATCCGCAGGTCACTAAGGAGCTATGGACAGACGTTGCCCCTTTTACTACTTTAATTAGTAATATAGAACAACGTGATGTACCAGACCCAACTTTTAAGATGTTTGAACATCGTAATCCTTGGGTAAAACAAGAGTTTCAGTCTGCAACAAATGTTGCAGAGAGAAGTGCAGTTAATGCTGAATCAGATAATATGGACATAACTGGCATTAAAGGATTATCTGCTTCTGCAGATAGTTCTTATGTTGGACTTGTTTGTGAGGTATGGGATTCTACAAAATCAACCAAAAGAGGTAATGTAATTATTTCTTCTGTCGTTGATGAAAACACAATAAAATTTAAAGTTATGGGCGATGCCGCAATAGACGTTGCTTTGAATGATTTTTTTATTGTTGTTGGTAATGCACATGGTGAAGGAAGTTCAGCTCCAGATGCATGGTCAGATGAACTGGGCGTTGTGTGGAACTCAACTCAGATATTTAAAACACCATTACAAGTAACTGGAACCCTTGAGGCTGCAGTTCTTAGAGGTGAATCATCTGAGTTAGCTAGGCTTCGCAGAATGAAAGCTCAAGAACACAAGATGCAAAAAGAAAAAGCTTTCTTATTTGGTAAGAGAGTAGGTGGAACTGGATTAGATATTTATGATGGTTCTACTTCTGATTCTTTTGCTGATGATGGCCGTACTGATGCAGATGGAAATCTAATACGTTCAACTTATGGAATTATTTCTGCATTAGAAAACTATGGAATATCTTCATCAAGCGATGATGATCAAAATATCTTTACTGTTGATTCAAGTTATGCTTATGGCAATTTTGTTGATGATACAGAAAAAGTATTTCAGTATATACCAGAAGTAGGTGTAAAGCGTGCTTTTGTTGGAGCTGGTGCTTTAGGATACTGGTCAAAAATGGCAGGTGCATCAGGATTAGCTGGTAACTCAGGTTGGACAGTTAACCTTGGAGATATGAAACGTGATGCTCTTGGATTTAACTATAGGTTACTTGAAACACCTCATGGAATGTTGCAGTTGATTCCAACTCCAGCACTACGTGGGCCTTATAACAAGTACATGGTAGTTGTTTCTGAGGAAAATCTATTTCATGCAATGTATCGCCCATCTATGTATCAGACAAACATCAAAACAGATAATGCTTTTGATGGTGTTAAGGATCAATACATGTCTGATGAAGGTGTTGGTATACAGTTAATTGAAAGTCATCATCTGTTTAAAATCACAGCGTAAGGAGGCTTATTATGGCTAGACCTTATCTAGGTGGTTCAAGTGCAGGTGTCAAGGAATTGACAGCCGCATCAACCTTAAGCAATGCTGATAGCGGTAAAGTGTTTATGCTAAATTCAAGTAGTGAGTTTGCAACAACTTTACCTGCTCCTAGCAATATAGGATGGGAAGGCACTTTTATTGTAAAGGCTGCTCCATCAGGTGCGAGTTATACAGTAGTAGCTCCATCAGGTGCTATACTAGGATCAGTTAGTGCTGGTGCTGCTGACGATATTGCTGACACAAGTGATGGTACTGATACTACTATTTCATTTGTTGATGGGCAAGCAGTTGCAGGCGATTATGTAAAGTTAGTATCAGATGGTACAAACTACTACATTGTAGGAGGACTCGGCAAAGTCGCTGCTGGTATTACTATCAGTTAACACAATGAACAAAACAAGTTGGGGGAGCTTTATTGCTCCCCTAGCTAAATAACATATGACACAAAAACAATTAATAGAAACGGTAAAACAACATCATCCAGACTTACAAGATGCACAAATAAGAATATTTCTTAATAAAGCATTGGATGAGTTTTGTCGTAAAACAAGAATTTTAAAAACGTTGTATACATTTAATACAACAATTGATAAACGTTATTATCCTTTAGATAGTAACATACTAGAAGTAACAAGGGTAGACTATGATAATTATAGAATACCAAGATTAGTAGGGCAACCTGAAAAAATTGATACGGATATATAATGCCTAAAGAAAGAGAAAACGCAGTTAATCACGCATATTTTATTGAAAGAGATGCAATAGCTATTGTAAAAACTTCTACAGAAGATACTACAACTAGCTATGTATCTCCTACAGAAGTAAAACAAATCAATGTACATGCTGTAAAATTAGATGAAGATTTTGTAGCATCTGGTTCTGGCATAACACTTACAGAATCACCCTCTATACCGGAAGAGTTTCATGAAGGTTTAGCACAATATGCAATAGCTAAAGGCTATGAGCTACGGCCAGAAACACTTCAAGCTGCTCAATATTTTAAAAGAGAGTTTGATATGTGTGTTAGAGAAGGCTTGCGTTATGCTAATAAAGGTCGTGATGGTTCTGGCTATCATATTAAAGGATACGATTTCTAATGGCAGATTATAAAGAAATAAACTATTTACCTAATTCATCAAGTGATCAAACAACTGGTACTACTAACAATGGTTCAATTACTATAGAAGTTGAAGCTGTTGTTAATTTTGATACCTCTGGAACATTATATGCTGTAGATACATTAGGAACATTACAAAAACTAACATATACTGGAGTACGTTCTTTACTTGAAAATTTTACTGGAGTTTCTTCTTGGGAAGGAGCTGGTAATTTAGGTGAATTTATAAAAATTTATGGAGATTATTATACACCACATACTGTTACTATGACTGAAAGAACTTTATCATCTGGTAGCATGACCGAAAGAGTAATATCATAATGGCATCATTTAAAGTACAAGTAGAAGATTTAATAGGTAATGTTGGAGATGATCAGCTTATAACTGATTCATTACTAGCTGTAGGTTCAGAAATACTAAGCAAAACTCCTTTGCCTAAATTAATTAATAACTCACAAGAGTCTGATATTACGTCTGCTGGTTTAGATATTAGTGAAAAAATTATATTAGATGTACATAAATTAAATATTAAAGCTAATAGAATAGTAATAAATCACGTTGCAAGAGCAAAAGATACTTCTTCTATTTATTATGCAACAAGCAATGATCCTGTATATTATATCGAAGGAGAAAAGTTATACGTATTAGCAGATGGATCATTAACATCTGGCAATCTTATTTCAGTACCAGTAAAACCAACTACAAATGGAAGTGCTGAAATTGCACACGATTCAACAAGTACAAAGTTTTTTCCAGTAGATGCAGAAAGATTAATGGTGCTTGGAGCGGCATCTAGGTGTTTAAAACGAAAGATTTCAACAGCAATTAATGATGAAGACGTAGAGTTAACACAAGGACATTTAGCACAGTCTCAAGCATTAGAAGCTACATATGAAAAAGAGTTACAAAAATATTTAACATAATTAACAAACAAGCTCATTCACGGATCGTCAATCCTTAGAGCAGGAGGATAACATGGCAAAAAAACAACACTTATCAGTACAAGAATCACTTAACTCAGCAGGGTTTGGTGGTGAATGGACAGTCAATGCGGCAGCAACTCATGCAGGAACAGCAGAAGCAAATACTATACATTTAGATGTTTCAAAGTCTGGTCAAATAGGTATTTACGCTGCTGGCCAAATATATTTCAATTTTTCTAGCTCTCAAACAGATTGTAGTACTGATAATGATTTAGTTATACCTGCAGAAACATTAATTTTTATGACAGTTCCTCAAGGGTTAGGATCAACAATATATTTTAATCATTTAGGCAAAGGCTCTGCCTGTGCTGTTAGAGTAGTGGAGGTTTAAAATGATTACTAATTTTATTAGTTCAGAAAATGGTCTTAAGTCTGGAGGTACAATCTCTGGCGATGTTACTATAGATGGAGATTTAACTGTTAATGGTAGCAACACTTATAATTATGATGAGTTAATTAATGGTCAATTAGAAGTTATAGTAGATTCAAACTTTACTGCGGCAGGTAATGATACGGATAATATATATTTAAACAGTCTAGGAGCCTCTGCTGGTGATGGTGCCTATGGAGCATCAATAGGATTTTCAAGAGCTTCTGGTGGTGATAATAAAAAAGCCGCTATTGTTGCATTTCAAGATGGAGGTGATGCAGACCCAACTGGTTTAACGTTTTGGACATCTAGTGGCACTGGTACAAGTGCTGATGCTTCTGAAGTTATGAGAATCACATCAGATGGTAAAGTTGGCATAGGTGAGACAGCACCAGTTGCAGAATTGCACATAAAACAAGGAAGTGCTGGAGATGTAGACACGCACGCTAATGTAGCATTGATTTTAGAGGGAAGTGGAGACACACTATTGCAATTTCAAACACCCAATAGTGCTACAGATGTGGGAATTATATTTGGTGATCCAAATGATAGAGATGTTGGAGCAATTAAATATGATCATACTAATGATTCTTTTAAGTTTCATACTGATGATGTCGAAAAATTAAGACTTAGATCAGATGGGGAGTTAGTTGTAGGTGGTGATAGTGGGATTGCAATACCAGAACTTACTTTAAAATCTAATACAACTGGCAATGGTATGTTAAGTTTACTTTCTTTTAAAGATTCTAGCAACGCAGAGAAAGCATATTTAGGATATGGCTCTACTAGCACTGGTCATTTTAATATTTTAAACTTATTAGGCGACCTTAATTTTTACGCTGGTTCAACTAATATAAGATTTACACTTGACGATAACTCAAGAATCTCACTAAGCAATAATGACTCTGGTAGCAATAACACGGTTTTTGGCTATAGTGCTGGAACAAGCTTGGTAAGCGGTGCAAATAATAACACTTTTATTGGTCACCAAGTAGCAGATGCTACAATAACAAATGCCGCAGATAATAACACAGGAATAGGAGCTACTTCATTATCTGCTTTAACTAGTGGAACTGCTAATACAACAGTAGGATATAATAGTGGAAATGCTATTACTTCTGGCGGTCAAAATACTGCATTGGGAAGTGAAGCTTTGAAAAACTGTGATGATGGAACACATAACGTAGCCGTAGGAAATGCGGCTAACTTTTCAAATGCTGGAGATTTTAATGTAGCAGTTGGTTCAGGGTCTCTAGTAAGCAATGTAGGAAATAGAAATGTTGCTGTGGGATACCAAGCATTAAACGCTACAGACAATTCTGGAGATGGTTATAATGTTGGAATAGGCTACAAAGCTTTAACAGCGGCAAACGGTACTGGTATTGAAAATGTGGCAATAGGCGGTAATGCCGGTCTTGCTATTACTACCGGGCATGAAAATGTATTTATTGGTTCTGGGGCTGGTGCAACTACAACAAATTCAGATGACAGTATCTTAATTGGCTACCATGCTGGTCAAGGTGCTAATATTACTGTAGATGGTATAATTGGTATTGGTTATCAAGCATTACAAGTTCTTACTTCTGGCTCTGGTTCAACTGCTATAGGGTATCAAGCAGGTAAATCTATAAATGTAGGTGACCAAAATACGGCATTTGGCTATCAAGCACTAATGTCGGCAGATACAGGTGAGTACAACGTAGCAGTAGGTTATCAAGCTCTATTAGATAATGTTGATGGAAGTCACAACACCGCTATTGGAAGATTAGCATTAGAAAACTTTGAACCTTCTTCTGCTAATGAAGGACACAATTCTGCATTAGGGTCACTAGCTGGCAATGATGTTAGCACAGGAACTTTTAACACTTGCATAGGAAGTAATGCAGGTCATGATGATGCTTCAGTGAATTTAACAATAGGAAGTCAAAATACATTTTTGGGTGCTTATACTAATGGAAGTGCAAATAACGCTAGCAATCAAACTGTAATAGGTTACGAAGCAAATGGTCAAGCAAATAACTCTGTTGTACTGGGAAATTCAAACGTAACACAGGTATTTATGGCTGATGATAGTGGGGCACAAGTTAATTGTGGGAGAGTCCAAGCATTTCATCCCGGAAATGGAAGTGACCCTGTTCTTCATGTAAAAGATACTGCTGATACTTTTGTTGCAAAATTTGAGGGTAACAGAGCTGGAGATACAGGTGCTTTTGTAAAAATATTTCATAATCCAAGTTCACCAGCTACAAACAACAGAACATTCTTGCAGTTTAATATGCTAGATGCTGGTAGTGCAGAAACAACTTACGCACAGTTAGGCACTTTTATTGGTGATAATACAAATACTCAAGAAGATGGTAACCTTCGATTTAGTGTAATGAATGATGGCAATTTGACTGAGCATCTTAGAATCGACTTTGATGGAGACATGACTGCTACAAATACAACGATAGCATCAAACTCAGATGAAAGATTAAAAGAAAATATACAGGATTATTCTGGTGGGTTAGATATTATAACAAAGCTAAGACCTGTAACATTTGAGTATAAAGATTCTAAAAGAAAACAAGGCACTATTAGAGGCTTTGTAGCACAAGAAGTAAAAGAAGTTGATGATTATTGGATTGGTTCTTACACTATTGAAGATAAAATTGATGGTGTTGAAAACCCAGAATATGAGTATGTAAAAGATACAGATGGTCAATCCTTAACAAGTAAAATATCAGCAAAAGACACAATGTATGTCTCAGCTATACAAGAACTTCTAGCAAAAATAGATGCACTTGAGGTAAGAATAAAAGAATTAGAAAGTAAATAACAACTAACATAAGGAGTCAATAATGGCTAAAAAAGAAAAAGAAAAGCCAGTCTTGAATCTTGACGGTAAAGAATACGTTATAGAAGATATGACTGATGAGCAACAAATGATGGTAAATCACATTAACGACATACAAAACAAACAAGCATCAAACAGTTTTGTTGCAGACCAACTTAGAGTAGGTCGTGAAGCATTTATTAATATGCTCAAAAAGTCTTTAGAAGAAGTAAAGGAAGACTAATGCTTATAAGGAAAAGTTCTCAGGGTCACGATTTAAAACTCTATAGAAACTCTAGTCCTAGTGCTACTAGGAAAAAAACATATCCAGATGGTACGGTAGAGACCCTGACTTATCCTTCTAGGTATAAATACTTTTTAGTTTTAGATGGTGAAATAATTAAAAGAAGTGATAGTTGGGATACTATTGAAAAAGCCTATGTAGATGAATGTGATTCTAGACATGGCGGTGGAACTGGTAGAATGATTGTAGGTAAACATAAATTAGAAAATCATGTAATAAAGACATTATGAATAAGATTAAAAAACTAATAAAAAAATACCCAAATGATTATGAACTGGGTGCTAAAGTAAGGATGTACTTTTATGAAAAATGCAAATGTAAATGCAAATGTTAGTACGAGTTATAATATTCCTGTTGTTTACATCTACAAATCTTAATTGTAGTTCTGGTTGGTCTGTAGGGGGTTACGAGTTAACACCAATAGATACAAATACTGTATTTATAGAGATTATAGCAAAAGATTCAACAATGCATTGGTATGCTGGTAAACTGTATCATGGAGATAATTATTGCATATTACATAATCAATGGGAAGAAGTAAGGATTCAATGAGTGAAAAACCTAAAACAGCTCGCAGTTATAGAGGTGCTATTATTGATGACAACGCTGTTATTTCCCTTAATATAAAGTTTCTTGCTAATGTATTTCTTGCAGTTGGTGCATTAATATATGGGTATTGGAAGGTTGAAACTAGAATTGCTTCTCTTGAAGGGAAAATGCTTGATGCTAATGAACAAATTGGGAACTTACTTGATAAACATATCGTGGAAGAAAGGATTGAAAGAGAAGAACTGGCAGAGAAAGTAAAGTTTTATGAAAAAGAATTTAACATTAATCCACTTAGTTGGAATAAAAAAAGGAAAAGAAAATGAGTAAGGTAAATGATTTTCTTCTTCAATTTGGCTCTGATAAATTTATGCATTTTATGGCAGGATCTGCTGGATTTGCAATTACAGAATCATGGATTGTATTGTTTATATTGGCTTTTGGTAAAGAATTATATGACTATATTGATCATAAAGCATGGTCTAATAAAGATGTAATAGCGACTGTATTAGGCGGTATGTTTTCTTTTGTTTCTATGTATATTTGGAACTTATTACCATTTAAGGTATTCTGATGGATTTTATGGCAGTATACGGTGAAGCAGGGATGATAGGTGTAGTAGGTGCAATGTTTGTGTATCTAGTAGTATCACTATCTAACAAATCAGCAAAGCAACAAGAAACTCTAGAAGATTTAAAAACAGAAAATAGAGGTCAATCAGAAACCTTGGAAAACATGGAAGGCATGATTATTAAATTAATTGAACGTTGGAACAAGTCTGATGATAAATTAGATAGAAAGTTTGATGCAATTACTAAAGAAATTAACGACTTAGATAATCAAATTAGCCGAGTAGAGGGTAGTCTATCTCGCATTAATGGAAAACACTAATGGACAGTTTAAAGGTTTCTGGTGTATCTTTTATGAATTACGGCATACATCTTGCCGAAATAAACTTGATACTACAATGTATTATAGGCATAATGACTATTGTGTATCTTACGTACAAAATAAAAACAGTTAAAAATAGGAGTTAACTATGTTAGCGAAGTTAATAGCAGATGATCTTTTATCAGATGAAAATGGTGCAGAGGTAATTGCTGAAATAAATAAATCAGTCGACATACCTATCATTTCAGAAGCTACAGAGCAAAAGATACTTGAAGCACTTTGGAAAGTAATCAAAAGTGTACTTCTTAAAAAAATTGGTATATAATGCCTGCCAAGAAAAAATCAACTAAGAGAAGCTATAAAACACCTGCGTGGCAAAGAAAAGCAGGTAAAAATCCCAAAGGCGGTTTAAATGCAAAAGGTAGAGCTTCTGCTAAAAGAGAGGGTAGCAATTTAAAACCTCCTCTTAGTAAAGGCACCAGTCCTAGAAGAGTTAGTTTTGCTGCAAGGTTTGCAGGAATGAAAGGGCCAATGAAAGATTCAAAAGGAAGACCTACGAGAAAAGCATTAGCTTTAAAAAGATGGGGATTTGGTTCAGTTGCTGCAGCTAGAGCATTTGCAAAAAGACACAAAAAGAAAAAATAAAATAAAGGAGTGTATTATGCCAATGGGTAAAGGAAACTATGGTTCTAAAAAAGGAAGACCAAAAACAAAAGCTACAGCAATGAAAGCACCAAAAAGTGTAAAAGGTGTTTCTATGGCTGGACTTACTATGAGGCAAGCAAAAGCTATGAAAAATCATTCAAAGCATCATACAGCAAAACATTTAAGAATGATGGCAAATGCTATGAAAAAAGGTAAAAGTTTTGGAGCTTCTCATAAAATGGCTCAGAAAAAAGTTGGAAAATAACTATGGCTAAAAAAGTTAGTTGGATGTGGGGAGGCAAAAAACATTATGGTACTCTCATAAGAGAAACTAAAACACATAAGTTTGCTAGAACCAAAAATGGTAAAGTAAAAAAGATTAAGAAATAATGGCTACTGCTAAAAAGAGAGACCCTGCTAAGTGGGCAAGAGCAAAAGCTAAAGCTAAAAGAAAAATGGGTGGAAAACATTCTGCTAGAGCTATGCAGTTAGCTGTTAAATATTATAAAGATATGGGAGGTAGATACTCTGGTAAAAAATCTTCAAGTAATAAGCTATCTAAATGGTCAAAACAAAAATGGGATTATGTTAGCAAAGGAGATAAGAAAAAACCTAAAAAGAAACGTGGTCGTTATCTACCAGAATCAGTAAGAAAGAGCTTAACGCCTAGTCAAAAAGCATCTACTAACAGACGAAAAAGAGCTGCTAGTGCTAAAGGCAGGGGTAAAGCTAAGTATAGTAAATCAATAGCAAGAAAAGTAAGGAGAGCAAAATAATGCCAATGGGTAAAGGAACATACGGATCAAGGGTTGGAAGACCTAAAAAGAAAAAATCAAGTAAACCAATGAAGAAAAAAGGTAAGTCAATGTTAACTAAAAAGCAAAAGACACTACCTAAAAAACTTCAAAGAATGATTGTTAAGTCAAAACGTAAAAAGAAATAATGCCAAGATTAGGAAAAAGAAGTAAGCAAAGACTTGAAGGAGTTGATGAAAGACTTGTACATCTTCTAAGTGAGGTTGTTAAGTACTTTGATATTACAGTTATTGAAGGAAAAAGAAGTCAAGAGCGACAAGATCAATTAGTTGCTGAAGGCAAAAGCAAAACAAAGTTTGGTAAACACGTTTTAGGCATGGCCGTTGATATAGCACCATATCCTATAGATTGGAAAGCTAGAGATGATTTTCATTATCTAGGTGGATGGATGTTAGCAACAGCAAATAGGCTAGGCTATAAAGTTCGTTGGGGAGGCGACTGGAATGCCAGTAGTCAATTTAAAGGACAACGTACTACCAAAGATAATAATTTTGATGATCTAGTACATTTTGAATTAATGGAATAAATGAAAAGAGCTGTAGTTATACCAGATCAACATTTTCCTGTTCATGATATAAGGGCTATAAATATTGCATTGCAAGCAATTGAATATATCAAACCAGAAATATTTATTAATCTGGGTGATGTTGGTGAATGGGATTCTGTTTCTGCATGGAGATTTAAAGGTAAAAGATTGCCAAATCTTGAACATCAATTAATAGACGTAGATCTTGAAATAGAAAAAGTAAACAAAGGTATTGACATGTTTGACAAAGTGCTTGATAAAATACAATGCAAAGAGCGTTACATTTTAGCAGGTAATCATGATGAATGGTTAGATCATTTTGTAAATAAACATCCTTATCTTAAAGGTTATACGTTTAAAGAAGCTTGTAGATGGAAAGAAAGAGGCTATCATTATTTATCTTACAATAAACCATTAAAGATAGGAAAGTTAAACTTTATACATGGTGCATATGCTACAACTTATCATGCTAAAAAACATCTAGAAGCTTACGGTTCTAATATTGTCTATGGACATACTCACGATATTCAAAGACATAGTTTAACTAAACTAGACTCTGGTACGATTGCAGCTTGGTCAATGGGTTGTTTAAAAGATATGAGACCAAATAAAAACAAATGGTTAAAAGGTAGATTGCACAATTGGAATCATTGCTTTGGCATTGTAACATTTTTTGATAAGCCAAAAGGCAATTTTCAAATAGAACCAATAGAAATAGTAAACGGACAATGTACATTTTGGGGGAAACAGTTTAATGCCTAAAGCATTATATCCAGTAAGAGATTTTAGTGGTGGTATTAATAATCTAAAAGATCCATCTGATATTCAAGATAACGAATTGTCAGATGCTCAAAACATTATGTTTACTAGGCAAGGTGTAATTGATTCTGGCTTATCTATGAAAGATACAAGCAATAATAAAGTTGCTGCTTTAGATACTAGCCATATAGATGCGATAGAGGGCGGTTATGGATTAGGTTATTTTGAAACAGATCATTTTGCCGATGGAACAGCAAGGTCATTAACATTAACTGGAAATGCTTCAAGCAGAGGGTTTGCTTTTTCTACAAACGGAACTACGCATTCTGTTATTGGATTTAGTGATGGAGATGATAAGGTAGATTATAATCAAGGTAGTAATTCTGCTGCTGGAACAGCTTTAAATTTACACAATTGGTTTCCTACTGGAACGGAAATAGTTCTTTCTGGTATGAATAGTGATGGAAGTTATTTAGGTCAAACAATTGCTGATGGTGTAATAGATGGAGTATACACAGTTGTTGGTGGAAATGGTTCAACTACAATTTTTTTAGACAGAGCTACTCCTGCTCAAATAGCTACAGCATTAGGTGGAACAGGTTTAGCAGATAATTTAGTTAGTGTATCAGGAACTATAACTGGAATTTTATCAGGAGATAAAATAGTTTTAATAGCACATCCAGAAGAACACAAGATAGATGTGTATTCAAATAG